ATCGCGCGGCATTGTCGAAGGATCAATGCCTTGGGATTTCAGATGCAGCAAATCATAATAGGTGAACGGCGCATCAGTATCTAAGCCACCGGGCACGCTAATTCTGCGGTTGCCAATATCAACATCGACAAGCGACCTCTGCCATTCCTCATTGGAGCGAGGCCCTAAATTTGGAACGCCATACTCTCGGCCGTAATCACCCCAATCTTGCGGTGACCATTCTTTTGGCTCGCGACCACGGAAGACAACAGGCTCATTGGCCATGACATCCATGGAGCCCGTGGCTGGCTCATTGCGAGCCCCCACACCTTGGGGCTTTGGCTCTTCCAAAAGAGCAATACGCTCTTTGTCCGTCAGCTTCATGGGCTCAGTCAAATACGGGAAATCTGAACGAGGCGCAGCCAAGATCTCTTCCGCAGTACCCAAAGCGCGACGGCGCCCCACACCCGCGCCCAGCGTCTGCGCCGGGCCACCTTGCACCCCAGCCATGGGCAGCAGATCCAGCGCCCCAGGCACCGCCAAGGATGTCTCGCCCGTGTCCACATCCTGGCCCACAGGCAGCACAGCAGACCGGCGCGTGGTGGCCGCAAAGTCTCGCACGTCACGCCCTTGGCGGCCTTCCGGATCAATCAGACGCCCGTCTGGCATCTCAATGGCGTAGCCGCTGCGGGTATCAGTCGTCTGCACCACACGGCCACCCTCGGGGATTTCAATCCCCGCCATGGCGCTCAGCATGCCGCGCTGCACGTCTTCCGGCCGGGGGATCAAACTGGCGGCCGCCTCAAATGGCGACACGGCATTGCCTGGGTACATCTCGCGGCCACCACGAGGCACCGGCACGCCGGCAACGCCCAAGCGCGAAGCCGGCGTCATCAGCGGATCCCGCTCCATCAGGCGCCGATCATACTCCTCATCAGCAGACCGGATTGTCGGCGCGTCGGCGTAGCGGTCCTCCATATCAATCAGGCTCTCGCGCACGCGGCCGCCCTCGGCATAGCCCTCAACGCCAGCACGCCTCATGATATTCTTAACGTAATCTTGCGTTTCAGTAATGCGGGGGATCTGATTGCCGGCCTGGGCAACCCTGTTGGGCCCGGCATTGTAGGCGGCCAGGGCCAGCGGAAGGCTGCCAAAGCGGTCAATCTGCTGGCGCAAATACCGGGCGCCGGCATCAAGGTTCTGCGCCGGATCATAGCGGTCAGCACGCAGATCCGCTGCGGTGCCGGGCATCAGCTGCGCCAAGCCATAGGCGCCCCGACGGCTACGGGCCTCCGGGTTAAATTTGCTCTCCTGGTAGACCAACGACAGAAACACGTCGCGCGGCAGGTTATACTTCTCCGCCAGCTTGATGGCCTCGGACACCCAAGGATTGTCGGCGGGCAGCACTGATCCAATACGCGGCGGCACGGCATCGCCGGCAGTCTCGCCGGGGAATACACGAGGGGGGCCAGCCTCTGCGCTTTCCCCGGCTGTTCGGGGAGGTGCCACAGCCGGAGGAATGGGAGGCAGCGGCAGAGACTGGCGGCTTGCAGACTTGCGCTGCTCGGCCGCTAGGGCAGCAGGCACGTCAAACTCTTGCATGCGGGGGCGGCGCGTAGGGCGCTCCAGTTCACGCATAATATCCAGGGGCGGGCGGGGCGGAAGCGGGAGGGATCCGGACATCTAAATCACCATTTCACCTTGTCTGCCCACCACGCCGCGCTGCTCTTGCCCTTGGCGATGTTGGCAGAATGCCGCGCCTTAAAGCTGGCGCGCTTGGTCTTCATCCGGTCCGATTCGCCTTCCTTAGGCTTGCCGGCGGTGGAAGCGCCCTGCTCGCCAAAGCGAATGACTTTCTCTTTGCCGTCATAGCATGCCTTCACGACATGCGACTTCTTTGGATGGTCAGGCGTGCGGCGCGGCTTGTTGCAAGCCATCGCCTCTTTATCCACGCGCTTACTCATTTCTTGCGGGCCGCCCGCATATTATCGACCATGTTCGGGTAAGGCCGCCCGGCCGCCTTAGCCATGGCCTTCGCAGAAGCCTTCTGATCGTCAGACAGGCCCTTGGGTTTCCCCAGGCCCTTGGGTCGGCTCTTTTCCCAGATGGGCTTCTTAGGCGGCATAAGGATTCACCCTCTCGCGCTTGTACTGCTTTGGCTCATCACGATCACGAGCCTGGGGCAGGTCAAACCAACCCTCGTTTTTCAGGTATATTACGGCTTGGCTGAAGGTGTCCACATAATCATCATGCTCAGCCACGGGGAATTTGGCCAACTGCTTCATGAACGCCTGCGCCCAGCTTACCGGCTGCCCTCGGTTCTTACCGCTCTCGGGCAGCCAGAGGAAGCCCATCTCCAGCGTGGGGCTGGCCTGATGCGCCCGGCTGATCTTATCGGCATTGCCAGGGTTGTAGCCGATCGCCGGCACTTTGGCCAAGCGCAGGTCCTGCAGCAGCGACTGCCCAGAGGCCTTGGCTTCCACCAGGATCCGGTCAGCCCGGCGGGCGGTGCGGAGGCCGTCTTTGACTGTGGTGCCCCCGTACTCAGTTGACCAGTCTTTGATCACTCTGGACCGTAGCTCGGGGTAGGACAGATGCTCGTCCCAAGCGTCAATCAGCATGGCGTTGCGCTGGCTGTTGTGGCTGAATATCCCCCAGACAGAGCAGGCGGTGGGGTCGCCCGAGGTCTTCTCCGTGAAGGCGCAATCATAGGATTGCAGGATGTACTCAAACTGCGGCAAGCCCTTATCGGCCGGCCACAATTGAAATTCTTTTGTCTTGAGGATCCCGCCTTCGCTCGGCACCGGATCCTGCTGAAGCTGGCCCGAGGTGCCATAGCTGCCCAGGAGTTGCTTTAGCTCGGTGATTTCCTTCTGGCCAAACCGCTCCGGGCAGATCAGCTCGCCCTTGCGCTGCCGCGGATCATAGGGGCCCAGGCTGGTCTTGCGGCGGACCCCATCCCACTCGGCTGGGATCATGAGGTGTTCCCACCCGCCAATGTCTGCGAGGATGTGGCCGCTGATGTCGCGCTCATGCAGGCGCTGCATGATCGTGACCATGGCATCCTTTTTGGGGTCGTTCAGCCGGGTTGACCAAACCATGTCAAACCACTCAAGCGCGCTATCGCGGATTACGTCTGACTGGGCTTCCTGGGCGCTGTGCGGATCGTCAAGGATCAGGCGTGAGCCGCCTTCGCCCGTGGCTGTGCCGCCGACTGACGTGGCCAGCCGGTAGCCGGTCTTGTCATTTTCAAACCGCTGCTTGGCGTTCTGGTCACCGGCAAGCTTGAAGAGATGCCCCCAGCGTTCTTGATACCAGGGCGATTGGATCAGGCGGCGGGCCTTCAGGTTGTCGCGGATGGAGAGGGTGCCGGAGTAGGAAGCGCAGAGGTATTTGTGTGATGGGTCGGTCAACCATTCCCACATTGGCCACATCACGCTGACGATGGTGGATTTGGAATGCCGCGGGGGAATGTTGATCAGCAGCTTGCGGATCTCGCCGGCGGTGATTGCCTCCAGATGCTCGCAGATCTCTTCAATGTGCCAGGACGGGATGAAGGGGACGCCGGGCTCAACAACGTGCCAAGCCTGCTGCACAAACTCGTACAGTGAAGCAGAGGCAGCCCGGCGCTTCTGCTCGCGCTTGATGGCATCCAGCAGCACCTCGGGCTTGAGCGTGGCGTTCATTCCGTCTTGCCTGACGCCTTCCCTAACAGGTTCTGCATCTGGTCCAGCTCAGCATCGGAGAGGCCCTTCAGATTGGCGTCAATCTTGATGGGCGCCCTGTCATTGTCGCCGCCGTGAGCGTGATGATTGATTTCTTTCCACTTGCCGCGTGTCTTCATCCAGAAGATCGCGGCCGCAACAGACCCCTGCTCTCGGCTGGTCGCAATGTTAAACAGGTTCTGCGCTACAGCTGAATTAGCCTTTGCCTCGCCGCTATCCAACTCTTCGCGGAAATGCTTGGCGATGGTTTCTTCAGCCATCCCCATAATTTTGCCGATTTGTGCTTGTGTCAGGCCAAGCCCCACCATTTTCTCAACATACAGGCGGTCTTTTTCGGTTGGCTCATACGGCGGCCGCCCCCGTCTTTTTATAGGGTTGGATAATTCTTCCTGGTCTTTCTCCTGTTTAGGCATCAGATCACCGTAAATTTTCCAACTTGTAGAGCGTGGTCATGTGCAGGGCGGTCAAATCATCCAGGATGTTTTCCAGCGCCGGCACCCCTTTGCAGATGTGTTCTCTGTGTTCGTTCAACCAGAGAAGTTCATCGTTTATCAGTTTGATAATGTTGTCAGTTTCGCTGAGGTTCACGAGCCCAAAAGAACCTTGGTAGGCTTCAATTAAGTCGTCCAGCTTGTCTATCACGCCGTCATAATAGCCGCCGAGGGCTTTGTGCTGGGCGTATGAATTGGTTTTCCAGTGTTCCAGGTGCGCCGCGTTGCGGGCGAAGAACATCCGCTCAATCAGGTCTTTGATCATGGTTCACCCCGTAGGTTCTACATATTGTAGGCTTTGAGGTGGGTTGCCACAAGATAATTAAGTTTTGGGGAGGGTGGGGGCCGTAGCCCCCTTTTTGTTTTAGAGGTTGATGCCGTGCTGGGCAGCCAGGGAGCGGCCGGCGGCGGTGAAGTCGATCCAGGTATCGGCGCCGTCATTGAAGGTCTTGATGAAGCCGGCCTGCTTGAGCTGGGTGAGGTTGCCGCGCTCTTCCTTGCTGCC